AAATACGTAATTTCTTTTTTTTCTAGATACTTTATAATTCTTAGTTCTCCTTTTGAACTGCTACATTTTGGACACCCCCTACCTTGAAGGTGCCGATCAGGAGTTTGAAAAAAAGAACCATGAATAGGACATACTATTTCTACTTTTTTTCCGCTATGGATATAAGTTGTTTTTTTATAATCATATTTATTAGAGTGGATAGTATTACTTCTTTCTTCAAATTCTTCCTGTGTCATAAATCGGGATTCTTTCCCACATTTAGGGCATCCCTGATGTTGTTTTTTATGAAGATGATTTGCTGGTGCCATTAAAAATTCCCCATGAATAGGGCAAACAATACATATTTTTGTAGAATTATTTATATAAATAGCTTTTGAATAATCGTATTTATTTCCATGAACTTTATTTGCCTTTAAAATAAAATTATCTACAGAATCAACACATCTTTCTCTGGTAAGAATACCTTTACATTTAGGGCATCCAGCGCCCTTTAAGTGAGAACTGGGGGTCTGAAGAAACTCTCCATGTTCTTCACAAATTATATAGATTTTTTTATTAGAATGAGAATAGATACTTTTTGTATAATCATACCTATTCCCATGTATTTTCTGAGCTTTTTGTATAAAATCCTGTGTAGAAACCTTTTTTCCCATACCTAATTAGTTAAAATTAGGCATGAGAGTAAATTCTAGTTATTTAAGATGAAATGGACATATTCTTTTGTTCGATCTGGAATACGATTTTCATTCACTTTTGTTAAACCACAGTTATAAGCCATTACAGCTTTTGTATAATCATTATCATAATAGTTTAACAACCAATGTAAATACAAAAATCCTGCCCATAAATTAGTTTCGGGATTCTTATAAAAGGATACATAATCCAGATTATCTTTAACTTCCAACTTGAATAACTTCCAATAGAAATATTCAAAATTGTTGGAGTTTATCTGAGCAATTCCTAAATCATACGATTCATTTGTATTGACATTCTTACTATTAGCTTTCCATCCAGATTCTTTTAGGATCAAGTTATAAATAATCTTCATAGGAATGTGTAAATTAAAGGAGATGGATTGGCATATTTCCTGATATTGAGAAGGGATACGATAGAGATATTTATTATGTTCAGACTGCTCAGGAAGAGGAGTAGATAAGCTATATTTGACTAAAGTAGGATTTAGAGAGGAAATATAGTTTACATTTATGGCTAATAAAAGCACGAATAACGATAACTTTTTCACAAGAGGCTCCTATGTTAAGTTAGTTACAGCTTTGAGACTTTAGTTCTTATTCTTCTTTTTCAGGGAAGTAACTCCCTTTATTAACCCAATACTTTTGGTAATTATCAGAAAGAACTACCTTTTTAGTAAAGAAATACGCAATTTTTCCAAGGATTTCAAAGAAAATAAAGAAAGCCATATGCCAATTATAATTGGTTACAGGGTCAATTTTCAATTTCCGAACTTTTCCCAAAGCGTTTACACTGATAATCGTATCGGGATTCTTCAAATCCATGTCATTAAATACCTTTATGGAGTATTTTTCGTCTACTTCCATAAAAAACGTAGAAAGTTTCTTCATATTCGTGCCTCTCTTTCTATTTAGGAGGAACTACCCATTTTGTTTCAGGAACTTTATGACTGATATAGTATTTTATTTTTTCTAAAATAATGAAGAAGGCAAAGCGTAGCATAGTAGAGTAATCATATACCAGACTTTTTGGATTCATATACCTTGATCTTGCCCAAGCGTAGACAACTACCTTGTTAATGTCACTTTCCCCATCGAAGTTCTTAAACTTATAGTCATCAAGTGGAAAGTATACATATTTCATAAACCATTTTTTAAAAAAACTAGAGTTCCTTATCATTCTTGTCTCCTTATATTGAAGCTATAAGGAGTATATCATATAGTATAAAAAATGTCAATAGGTAAAATTGATTTACCGCTTTATTTCTTTAGTAATATCCTTAAAACCCCATTTTCGATCTTCTGGGGATCTTTTATCTACTGCTTTCTCAACATCTGCACTTGGGAGGGTATCTCTCACATAATGATCTAAAATCATTTTTAATTTAGGAGAGCTATTTATATAATGTTCTAAAGCCTGATTAAAATTTAAAGCTTTTGATTTCATTATATTTGCTATTTTTTGACCTAAAGGAGTATTTGCCTTCCCATTAGGAGTTTTTTCAGAAACAGGTGTATACCCATTAGATATTAATGAGGAAAAAAGCTCTACAGGTGTCTTAAAATAAAGACTTTTATTTTCTTTATCCTTTATTACAGTTGGGCCATAACTATCTAATGTTTCTTGAGTCATCGAATCCATATTTTTAATTATTCTTGTTATCTGTTCAAGTGATGCTTCTTCTAATTTATTCTGTTCTAATAGCCTTACTTTATATTTCATTGTTTTATAATCTCCTATCTATAATTAGTAATAAAAAACATCCCCTCTTTACGAAGGGATGTAAAACAATTACTTATAAATTGGATACCATGTTGGAGAAAAAGCTTTTACTTCTCCTCCACTTATTACCATGTCTATAATCCAAAAACCCGTATGAGCAGGAATTCTTTTACTTCTCATAAATCCTGATTGATATTGTATTGATCCTGTACTAACCATAAGAATATTCCTATCCTGAATAAATATACTCTTATGAGAATGACCTACAAAACAAACTTGGGGTTTTTCTCCTCCCGTAAACATTTCAGCTATTTTCTGTAAACGATATGAAAAAGCATATGACCCACTGGCATCATTACCGTGAACCAACATTATATCGACACCATTAATATTTAATCTTCCTTCATGTCCTCCCAAGTAATGCATCTCAGGTACACGTTCACAAATGTCTTCAATTATATTCAAGCCAGCATCTTGTTTTGTATTAATCCAAGCGGGGTGATTTCCTTCAATGACATAGATAGGTTTTTTCCATTGTGAATATAAACGAATGGCTTCTTTTCTTTGTTCCGCATAACCTATATTTCTTAACTCATAAACATGCCCCGGCCTTCCAGACATACCTTCAATTAAATCTCCAGTATTGACAAGGAAAGAACACCCTTGCTTTTCAGCTTCCTTAAAAGCAGAAAGAAGAACTGATTCTTCAAAATAGGAAGACCCTATATGGTCATCTCCTAAAGCTAGAAATCTTATACGTTCTCCTTCCATATTAATTTTTCTAATTGCGTAAGGTTTTGCTCTGGAATCCAATTTAAGTAAAGTCTCTAATTCAGAGTCAGAATACTTATCCCGCATTTGTCCCAAGATGTCATTCAATTCACCATGCGTTTGTTTATATGCTCTTTTATATCTATTCAAAGTTTCTTCAGGAATTGTAAAAGCTTCCAAAGTAAGTGCTGTTCCATTAGCACAATAATATTCTACAATTTCCTTTACTCGTTTTTCACCTATAGCCACTATATGTCTCCTTTTTTAAGTTATTACTTAAAGTTTAGCTTTAAGTAATCGGGAATAATACTCAGGATGTTCCTGTAAATGATCAATAGCAATACGCTCAAAGAAATCTTGTTTAGGGGGGAGTTTCTTAAATCGCTTAAAGAAATTTTGAAGCCATTGATACGTTTCCTCATGTTCAGATTCTACTTCCATCCCAATACCTAATTGATCCATACTAATTCTCCTTTTAGAAAAAACTTTTTATCAAACACCACTTGAACCAAAACCTTTTGTTCCTCTGTTTGTCTCAGGAATACCTACTAACCATTCTTCTATTTGAATAATAGGTAGGGTTACTATAACTCCTTGGGCAAGTCTTTCTGATGATCGGATTATTCTAGGAAACCAAGAATTATTATATAATTTTAATTTAATTTCACCTATGTATGCTTCATCAATAACCCCGGCATTAGTACTCTCTAATCCTTTCTTAAAAGCTAACCCACTACGACTTTGTATAATCATAGCTATTTTAAAATCCCTTTCAGTGCTGACTGGTTTATTAAGAAGCCTCATACTATGAAAGACACTTGTATTTACATACCAAGCAATTCCTGTTGAAATAACTTTGGAGCATTTAGGCCAAATTATAACGGGTTTATCCAAACAAGAATAAATATCTACAGCGGCATTTTTATTATCATCATGACCCCAAGTAGGAATAACAGCGTGGGCATTTAACTTCTTAAAATAAATAGGTATCATTCTTTCTCCTTATACTTCTTCAGTTAGTCTATTTCTTATTTCCAGTAAAGTAAGATCATAAATATCTTTTAACTCTGGAGTAGTTAAATATGTTTTTACAAATAAATCAACTTTCTTGTTTTTTCTGAATGTATGTAATAAAGCTATCAACATAACAATCATATCCTTATTAGATAATCCTGAATTATAAATATCAGTAACAACAGACATTACAGTTTGAATGGTGGTTTCTTCTGTATGATACAATTTATAAATAGGATCATCATTTTCAAAAGGAGAAGCCCAGAAAACTTTCATGTCCAATGTTTCCTGTAAAGTTTCTAATTCTTCTGTATCATTATAACCATGAGCATAAGAATTAATTGAACCTATTAAATCCTGCTTCTGACTTTTAGGCCCATACAAACATTCTAAAACTTTATACCTTAGAACTCCAGCAAAAGAATAATCAATTCTAAAAGCAGGGTTCTTCAGATACTGATCAAAAAAAGTAATTGTAACATCTACTGATTTATTAAAAACATAATCAGGATTTAAATACTTTTTTCCCCGTGTCATTTTAAGAATAAGACTACGAGAATAAAGGACAATGATTTCAAACATTTCTTTATAGGCTTTTTCATCTTTTTCGTTTAGCCATTTATCCTGTAATTCGGCTAGTTGTATTTCGGTTGCTGGTTTATCGCCCATACTATTTATCCTATTAACTTTGCTAAATATATTTCTGAATTATCAGAGGATACGAACACTGCTGGTTTATCATCATCATCCATATAAATACTAACCTTATTTCCTTCATTTTCTTTAGCTACGAAATCACGTATGCTATCAAGTATAATTGTTGATGTAATATTAGTGTTTTCTATAACTAAGTCCTCTTTGCTTTCTAAAATCTTTTCAATACTGAATTCTCCAAAACCCCCAATCCCCGAATCCTTTAAGTAAAGCATCAATTCTTTCTTTTCATTCAGCTTTAAGGATAATGGTCGAATCTCATTAGCAGATGAATAAAAACCATTAAAGAAAGCACAGGATTTATATAATTCATCAATCGTTGTTTCAAATATTTTGGTTGTTGGTTTTCTCTCCAGCATCTCTTCTTCTGTTGGAGGAGAGATATTAGCCAAGGCATTATTCAAGATACACATGAATCCAATAGTACTAATATATATTTTAGAATAGTTTCTTAGAATACTTAAAGTATAAGGAATTTCAGTATTCAGGGTTTCCGTTATAATCTTCATATTTTTCTTATGAATTGAAATAAAGGAATTATTTAATTCTGTATATGTTGGATCAATAGAAGAAAACTTCTGAATATAAATATGCCTTCTATCATTGACTATGAGTTTATCCAGATAGATAGCTCCAGCATTATTCTTTTGTTCATCCCTTCCTATGAAAGAGGAAGCACCTTTAAATGCCTGACTTATATTAATAAGGAATTCTTTATTATTTGTAGAATCAAACTCATACGTTTCTTCCTTGTCATCTTTTACAAACCGATCATTAAACTCAGTTATTCGTTCTGTTGGGAGTTCCATAATAGGAAGGGATATCTTGTCTGTCCCATTCTTGATCATGAAAGTCAGCTTCAGGTTTTCTTTTTCAAATAGGAATTCCAAGGCAGTATTATTATCCTTATATTGATTGATGGCATAAAAGAACTTCTTGTAATCAATGAGGATACCAAATTCCTTTTCTTCAAAGTCATTGGTCTTGGCAGTAGCTTTCATTGATAATTTTACAAAGGCAGTCGTATCCAGAATATAAATAGATACCTCATTTGTTTCCTTGTTGAATATTAAGGAAGCTGTCAAATTACCTATTGAGGAAATAGGGGTTAAAATGGATAACGCTTTCTCATATACAAATAAGTTTGTAAAATCAATGTCTGTTACGTGCAGAGTCTGTTTCATGTATTCTCCTAGTATAAATGCTCTTACATATATAATAGCATAAAGTTGGAGAAAATTCCAGTAAAATCGTATTGACTTTAGCTTTTTTTTGTGTTACTATCTCTCTATAAAGGAAGGTGTATGGAAAATTATTCAGATTATGCCCTAGTTCAGTTAATTAAAGAAGAAAATAATACTGAAGCGGTCATTGCCTTATTTGAGAGATATGAGAAATTGGTATACAAAATATATAAAAAGTTCTTTGGATATAGGGAGTATATCTATCCTAAAGAGGATTATGTACAAGAAGCTTTCATAATTCTATATGAAGCCGTTAGATATGTCCAAAATAAAAAGATAGAAAATTCAGAAAATTGGAGATTATACAGTGTTTATTCTTGGTATCTTCTTTCTCTAGCTCGAAAGATACATCTTGATCTTAATAGTAGCTATAAATTAAATGTCCCTCTTGAAGATTATCTGGATGTTTCAACAGGTGAAATAGATATAGATTTTAAGGTTTTTCTAGATAGTTTTCTGAATGATCTGCCTCCTATACAGAAGATTCTATTTCAAAAAAAGCATTTAATGACAAAGAATTATTCTATTTCTGAATTGGAAAAGGAAATTCATATAGCTAAATCCAGTATTTATTACTTCAGTGACATCATATTGAAGCAACTCAAAGAAAAGTTCTTTCAATAAAAAGAGGAAGAACCGTGAGGAGGTAATACGGTTCTTCCAAAAAGGGGGAGGGGTACACTTAGTTAGTGATGGTATATTCATATAAGTTAAAAACCAAGAGACATAATCTCTTGGTTTAATTTTAAACTACATTTCTTCCTATTGGACGCTTATTTTTATACTCTTTGGTTTAGCGACTTCCTTTGTGGGAATAGATAGTTTTAAAATACCTTTGTCTAAATGTGCCTCTGCTTTTTCTACATCGTAATGAGACACGGGAACAAAGAATTTTGATGTAGATTTAGCTCTACGAATACCTTGTTGTCTATACTTAACTTTTTCATCTTCTTCTTTTTCAATTGGTTCTAGGGTAAGTATAAGATGGTCATTATCAAAATCAATTTTAATTTCTGATAAATCATATCCAGCAACAGCAAATTCATATTCTAAACTATTGTCCTCTTTCTTTAGAATATTGCAGGGAGGGAAACGAGATGTTACAAACACATCGGGGAGTTTTGAAGGAGCATCAAAGGTAAAATCCCTTAGAAACTCTTCAGCAAGATCAAGAACAGATAAGTAGCGGGTTGGTGCCATAATTGGCCTCCTAAAACTATGATACTCTCCTATACAGGACGAGTAATTAAAATATCAATATGGTTCTATATTGATATATAATTTCCTAAAGTAACTCAACTCTATAATTAGTATGTTTTCCTATCTACCTTTTAAATACTAATTAGTTAGTGATTATTAAAAGGAATATATATGACACATTTAGAAGCTTTGCTTTTATTTTCTAATACTCGTAGAAGAGATACTTGGGCAGTCTATGGAAGTAGGGTGTATCCTCAAACCCAAACTGAATTTATGAAGGATGATATTTTCCAATTAGATGCACCGGGAACTATTTGGGACAATGGTATCTTTTATTGCAAGGAAGAACTACATTTAACAGTTATAAATGGGGTAGCGGAAGTACAAACTTTAACCATACAACATGATGCAGTAACTACTGGAGTTCTTTCTATAACCCTTAATAGTGTAGTATTCACAATCAATGTAACTGCTGATGATACGATAGCCGCCATAGCTACTGCAATACGAGGAGCTACGTTTGCTGGTTGGACTGTTACTGGATCAGGTAGTACAGTTATCTTTACATCAACAACTGCTGGCCTATTATTAGGAGCATTCCAATATTCTGCTGGAACGACCGGGGTAGCAGGAACTTTAGTACAAACTGTAATGGGGTTAAATGATTCCTCTATAGATTGGACGCAAATGGTATTCAATAACCAAGCTGAAGGAACCATCAGAGATGAATTGGCAATTATTCACCCTAATTTATATTGCATTTTAACAGAAGCCCAATTAACAGCCATAGTTGATCCTGTAGATACTTCCTTTGTTGCTTTTGCCAATATTGATCCTATAGACATTGATGACGATACTCTCAATACTATTTTATTGGAAGCAGGAGTTCCTTTCATTACATTAGAGGAATTGGAATTTAACAGGGAACAAATTCTTAAATTAATGATAAAACCCGCTATAGAAGAATACTATAAATGGTATCCAATCCGAATAGTTGAACAATTCCCTGTTCCTACTGCCATGATTAATATCCCTATTCCACCTTATGTTAAAGTTGTAGAACGTGCTTATATAAATCCGGGGTATCCTATTACAGGCATACATCAAAACCCTATTACCCGATATTTTGATGAAGTAGTTCTTTCTTCATCCTCCAGAGGTTCATTTGCTAGTCCTTCCATTAATTATAGGAATAGACAACCCTTCGTAGATATCAATGCTTATTCTACATTCCTGTTAGAAAAGTCAGTCCGACAGGGTGCTATGAATGTAGGTACAAGGAAGAGGGTTAGAGTAGAAATACAGAATGGAAGGATAAAGGGTTACTCCAATATCCAAGGAATACTTGAAGTTGAATGGGGAACCCTCTCCTATAAATGGGGTGATATTCCTTTTAATCGTCAAAGTGAAGTAAGGGAATTTGCTACTGCCAAAATATTACGAGCATTAGCTTCTTTACGATCACAAGTAAATTCAAATTTACCGGGGACTATAAACTACGAAAAGTTCCTGACAAGAGCAGACGAATTGGAAGAAAAAGTTCTTACCCTATGGAAAGAGTCAACAAAATCCGTGGTAATTCGGGGATAACGTTTACCTGATCGTTTCAATAGTTGAAATGAAATACTCTTATATTCTCATTAAAGCATTTCAATAGTTGAAACAGAGTTGAATATTTTTAAGAACTGGATATGAACATTTTTAAGGTGATAAGTATATTAAAAGGAATTATATTAAAGGAATTAATATTTAGGGAGTACCCTCAGAAAAAATAAATGCCCTTTTTTCTGGAATTTTAACCGAATTTATGCTATTATATATATAGAGACTTTTCAAGGAGTAAAAATGATTGTTTCCACCTTAAAATTAAAGAACTTTATGAATGTAGAAAACGCTTCCCTAGAATTCAAGGAAGGGATCAATGTTATTGGAGGCCCTAATGGAATGGGCAAATCCGTTATATTTGCGGCTCAGGCTTTTTGCTTGGTTGGAAGTAAACGAGGGGATTCTTGGAAGGACTATATAAAAGTCGGAACAGATAAAATGGTGATAGATTTAGTCCTTTATAAATTTAAGGGTGATGAACCTATGTCTATTCATATAGAAGGATTGAGTAGTTCTTCTTCCATGTTAAAAGAAATCAGATACAAGAATGAATATATAAAGAATACAGAATGTGATGAATTTCTGGAACGGTTCTTTGATTTGGAAATGATGGAAAACATTCTATTTCATTTACAGGATAGTTCTTCCATAGCAAACATAACTCCAGCTAAAAGGCGTGATTTTCTTAAAAAGATTTTTAATTCTGATTTTACATATACAGTACAAACAATAAAGGATGATATAACTCAAGCAAAGGAAGCAGTCAAAATGGCTGAATCCAGATTAAGTGTTCTTACTTCCCTATCCTTTGAATTAAAAGTGTTGGAACGAGTTCCTAAAATTAATTTAGAAGAATTAAAAAAGAATTCAGATATGCTTAAAGCAGAAATACTTACTTTGAATGAATTAATCACAACTAAAAAAGAAGTATTGAAACAGATGCTTATAACAAAGGTAACATCTGAAACCAACCTGAAAAAAGTTACTCTGTCAAAAGAAGCATTAATTAAATCCATAGCTGAGAAAGAATCCCAGCGATCATCAGAAGATTTATCTGGTATATCCACGATGATAGAAGGAAATGAGAAAGAGATAATTGAATTAGAAAATAGTATTCAAAGTCTGGAACCTTTATTACTTGGTTATAAAAAAGAAAATGAAGAAAGGGAACTAGAGTGTTCAGCTTTATTATCAGACTTGGTAAAAAAGAAGACATTATATAATTCTGCGGATAAACAATTAAAAGTATTTGATGTAAACAGCCTTTGTCCTACCTGTGGTCAACCTTGTGATATTAAGCATAAGGAAGTTTTGGAAAAAGAAGTAGCTACATTAGCTCAGGAAATTACTCAAGCACAAGAACTTTATGATTCCAAGGTAGTGGAGAAAGAAAATCATAAACACTTTGAGAAGTCTTCTATTGATAGTTGTAATCTGTCCAAGAATAAGAAGAAAGCTAAAGAAGATGCCAATGGATTTCTAAGAAAAGAATTGGTATCAAAAAAAGAAATGCAGGAACAAAGGGAAGTCTGGATAGCTAAAGAGAAAAGTCAACTAATTGATTTGGAAAAAGAGGAGAATGATGCTAAACAATCTTTGGAAGAAATTGAAAAGACTCTTGACAGGGAGAAGTCCAGTACAGAGATGCTTGTGTATGCAAATTCTATTACTGAGAAAGAAGCCAAAATTCAAGAGTATGAAATTACGATCAGAAATGTTGAAACCACACTATTGCTCAATAAGGAAAAGGAAAAGTATAATGATGAAATTAAAAATAAGGAGGTTGAAACTAAAGTACAGATAGATAGTCTTTATAGTTTAATTAATACCAAGAAAACTGAAGTGGTTGAATTGGAATACGTGAAATCTGTCTTTGATTCTGAGTTGCCGAACCATATAATGAATAAAGCTTGTTCCTTTTTACAGGAAGGGATTAATCAATTCATGGCTACTACCAAAGACAATTTTCAGGTACAACTTGTGCAGAATACAAAGGGTATAGATTTTTACTATAAGGCTAGGTCTGAACCAGATTGGTTAAAAGCTAAACTGGCTTCAGGATTTGAATCTTCGTTATTAACGTTAGCTTTTAAGTTTACTGTAGCATTAGCTTATGACTCCAAGTTTATTATCTTTGATGAACCAGATAAAACTGCTGATGATATTTCTAGTCTTAAATTAATTGAGACAATATCAAAGGTGGATGGATTTGATCAGATATTTATTACCTCTCATAGGAGTTTAGCTTTACAATACTTGCAGGAAAATAATGCTAATATAATAATGGTAAACAATGGAGTTTATTCTAATTATTAAAAGTTGGTGTTTATATGGTTTCTCTAAAAGATGTTTTTATGGGGTATTATATTACCAAGAACAGGGAAGAAAAGGAGTTTAATATGAGTATAAAAAATTTATATGAAGATTCACTTGACTTGGATGAAGAAGATGAGTATTATGAATCAGAGGATTATGAAGACGAAATAGAGGATGAGGATGAAGAAGATATAAAGCATTATGATATGTATGATTATGCTGATTACTATTATGATGGGCAAGAGATTTCTGCATCGGATTTAGATATTTTTGATGACTAAATCTGATATTACTAATTAGAATAGCTCTTAGTAGCTAAATATACAACGTCCCTTAGAGGACACAAAAAGGAGTAACACATGGTTACAGATGATGCATTTGCCGCTTTTGCTGAGAGGATTGAGAGGGAAGAACAAGAAAGGGCAGAGAGAAAAGGGGGTAAGACTTTTTCTTACGAGAAGCTGAAGTGGGTAGGAATTCCAAAGAAGGGTTCTAAAATAATTCGTCCTTTGGATAGTGCGCCAGACAGCAAGAAATCCAAGTTCACTGCAAGAACCTATCGCTTTTCTAAAATTCGTGCTGACAATGGTAAGGAAATCCACGTTAAGCTACCGCTAAAGAAGGATGATCCAGATCATATCATGCTACGGATTATTGATAAAGTTCTATCAGTTGATTGGGTAGACAACAAGAAATTCTTTGTCTACGAAAAATCCCTACCTGAAATTTTTAGTATGGTTCGGTATAACAAGCTTCCTGAAGGATCAGAAAGACGCAAGTTTGACAAAGGATGGTCAGGTCAGGATATGCTGGTCATGAACTGTATTGATCGTGATCCTGTTAATTATGCTTGGTCTAAAGAAAACAAGCATTCTGTTTTGCTCTCAAAGAATGTTAATGTCGTTGTTGACCCTATTACAAAGAAAGTAATAGAGTTCGTTGACCCCGGAGTTCCTGCATATGGTTTTGCAACAGCAATCGCCCACAGTCTTTTTGCTTATTATGGTGATTGGAGAAACTATGATGTCAAGGTTGAGAGAACGGGAATAACAACTGCCCCGTATATTGTTGCCAATGCTTCAGAGCATATTAAAGAAGTTACCCCTAATCTTCAACCTTATGTTGTTACAGGCCCTCTGACAGAAGAAGAACTATCTTGGGAAATGTATGATCTTGATACTCTCTTTGGACTGACTTCATATACAAAGCTTTTTAATCGCTTGGAAAAATCCATTGCTACTATTGACTTAGCGATTGGAACGCATTATCATGAAGAATTAAAGTCTTTAGCTAAGGAAGAGGAAAAAAATGCCTTAGCAAATAAAACTGTTGTTGTTGATTCTTTTGAAGAAGAAGATGAGGAAGAAGAAAAGAAACCTTCAGTCTCTATGGATGTACCTGTCAGGTCTTCAAGAAGTCCTAAGCCTGTTTCTCCTGCTCCTGCTCCTGTTGCTGAAGTTGAAATGCCTAAAGGTTTTAACAAGCTGACTAAAGAAGAGCAGAAGAAGATTGTGGGTATGAAGTATCTTGAAAATGATACTTGGGATATCCTGTATGAAGGAACAGAAGGAGCATCCATTGTTGCTTGTTCAATCTGCAAAACTCCTTCACCCGATAACTTTGCTACGTGTCCCGGTTGCGGTGCCATGTTTTAAGATTGATGTAAATTAAAATAATAAGGAAGAGAAGTAAAATTCTCTTCCTATTTTATTCAATAAAAGGGGGAATGAATGGGAGAACGAAAGCCAGTAAAAGTGGAATGGAATAATATCCAGATAGTTGAAGCGGAAAGCGCATACACTTGTCCGACCTGTGGCCGCGAGTTTGTGGGTACTGTGCGCCTGTATACACTGGCGTTTATCTGCGATTGTGGACAGGAATTGGAGGTTGAACAATGAGTATCATACACGTCTGTGGTTTTTTAAGGGAGGATGAATGATAGATATAGGCTATAAATTTAAATCTTTAACAGGTATTCATGTAACTGTACTAAAACAATATAATACATGGGGTTCCTTTATAGTAGAAATGAGGAAAGTAAGTAGTAATGGAAGAATTGAAAGAGAAGGGGTAAAATTGGTTTCTATTGAAGAGATAAAAGCCAAGACAGTTAATTTTGAAGAAGACTATATCAAGTTGTATACTGATATGATGCGATCTGAAATGAGAAGGAAGGGGTAAGATACGAATGAAGGATTTTATACCCTGTAGGACTTGTCTAGGAAAATCTTCACAAGCCGGTTATATAGAAAAAGAAGATAATGGATATAAATATCTGATTGAATGCTCCTGTCATACTGAATGGAGAAGAGTTAAAGATATTATTTATAGGAGCAATTTATCTAATATCTGGTCTGATGAAATATCTTTAAAGTATAAACCTTTACAACATTATGTAGGGGAACAATCAAAAGATGAAGTTCTTAAACTAATGAAGTATGTTGACAATTTTAAGGAAAAGAAGTATAATTCATCTGTATTATATATATGGGGAAAAAATGGAACTCAAAAAACTACTATATGCCAGTGGGTAGGGTTATCTTTGATTCAAAATAATTTCTCTGCCATGTTTACTAATATGCAACAGCTAAGTAAACTGCTATCTGATTTGAATGAAAGAGAAGAAAAGAATGAAACAATTACTGAATTAAAAGAATTGGATTTACTCATTATAGATGAATCCTTCAGTAAGGAAAAGGTGACTCTGTATAAGAGTGGATTCCAGTTGCCTTTTATTGAAGAATTCTTAAAGGAAAGAATTGAATGGAGAAAGAAGGGAATTATCTTTATAAGTAACGTTGATACTAAAGATATAGTGAAGAATGGATTTAGTGAAAGTATCCAATCTTTAATACAAAGAAATACAATACCTAAAGGAACCGTACTGGAATTCAAAGATATCTATTTTGAAAATGTCTCTAAAATAGATATAGAGAAATTATTCTAATAAGGGCCAACATGAAAAAGACAGAAGAACGAAAGAACGAATCTTATATTATCTCTGCGGAATATACTTTATTAAAACTTATTATAGATACTCCTTCTTTAATAGAAGAGCATCCAGACATCACAGAAGAAAATTTTCCCCATAAACAAGGTCGATCCATATTCTCAGCTTTATATACTCTTATAAAGAATAAGGAAGAAATTAATACCTTCTCTATTTTGAGGGAAGCTAATAAGCTGGATCAGGAAATTGACTTATCCCTTTTAACAACAATAAATGAAGTAGATGCTTCTATTTCTAATTTACCTTCAGCACTAGCCTTGCTTAAAAAAGAATCTGTCAAGTATAAACTAGTCAAACACGTTGATAAACTTTATGCAGAAACTTCCAAGTTGGGTTCTATTGATGCTGAATATGTACAAAGTGTATTATGGGATTCTCAACAATTAATTGCTAATTCAGGGGAAAAAATAGACTTAAAAACTACCACTGAATGTTTAATTAATTATATGGAGGATATGGATAGAAGAAAAAAAGGAGAGTATTATTCTTTTGGTGATAAATTCTTGGATGACAATTTAACAAGGAAAGCTTCAGGTGGACAGATTATTTTGATCTCTGCCGCTACTGGAATTGGTAAATCTATTTATACTCTTAATTTAATTAATGGTATGGTAAACTTAAATATACCTAGTCTTTATATATCTTTGGAAATGGATGAAATAAGTACATATGATCGTTGGCTTGCGATGAGAACAAGAGTACCCTTAAAAGATTGGTATATAAAAGAAAACATTGACAGTCTGAAACCAAGAGTAGAAAAAGAGAAAGCATTATTAGAAGGAAAACCATTTAGATTTGTAGATAATCCTAATCTTTCCTTAGTTAAGATTCAAGCTTTAATTCGGGAATTCAAGACATATTATAAAACTGACTATGTATGTGTATATATAGATTTAATTACTCAGGTACAAGAATTTATAGATTTGGAATTGGGGGGAGGAACATTAGCCAATACAATAGAACAGGCAGTTAATAAATTAAATGCAATTGCTAAGAGTGAAAATGTATGTTTTGTTTGTGTTGCTCAAATGAAACGAGTTATAGATGATATCAAGATAACCAAGGTAGAGGATACTGATAAGTTAAAACCAACACTAGGAGGTATAAAGAATAGTGGAGCATTAGCAGAACGCGCCAGAGTTGTATTGGGTATTTTTAGAGCCAGACCTTACATTGAGAAATACTTACCCGATGATCCTAAATTAGAATATATTCAGGATATCATGGAAGTTAATATCTTAAAACAAAATCAAGGTGGTATTGCTCTAGGAAAGTATTTGTTTGATTCAGCTATTATGACCGCTCTTCCTTATGTTGAGGAAGAAATCGAAATCAAGTTTTAAGGAGTTACTATGTCTGATAATCAGGAGAATGACACTCGTTCTGAAATAGTTAAAACACTACAGGGTTCACATTTTGCAATAGAACTATATAAGGAAGAGGGAATCTACGGGTATGAAATTTATGATGGAGAAGATAATCTTGTTCATTGTGACAGTGGATATCCAGATGAAGATTCTCTCCTTGTAGAACTGTCACTTCTATCTTCTGCACTTCATGATATCTTTGGTTGAAGAAAGGGAAAGCAATGAAAGTATGTAAGTATGATGTTTATTCCATCGAATATGATGATCAGGGAGAACGATATTCTCAAGAATTAGGATATTATGATGTTACTGAAACTGAAGAAATTATTTTCCTTATTGTTGAGGGTTTCTTGTCTCCAGAGGACATAGCTTTTGTAGAGTCAATTCCTACAAAAAAGGGAGTAAATGTCATAAATAAAGATACTCATGCCCTACTCTTTCGTTTTGAAAAAAGATGAACTAATTAAGTAGGAGAATTTATTAATGCATGTAAAATTAACTCTTTTAGAGGAAAGATTGGCTATCCCTCCAAAGATAAAAGCTGTTATAACAAATATAAATGATGTAAAAAATTGGAAAACCCCTGTCTGGTTATTTAATAATGCTTCTAAAGAGGAAAAAGAACAAAGGAAACGAGGGGATTTAGATAATGTAGGATTTGTAGCATTTGGTAGGAACACTAAAGCTATTGTTCCTATCGCCAGACTAGATGAACATCAAATTGGGATGGAAGTTATTTATTGGTTAATGGATCAAAAAATAATACCTAGAGATGATTATTATACTCTTTGGCTTAAAGATACCCCATATTATTACTCAGATAGGCTTTCTTCTCCAGAATATAAACGAGGGTTGTTTTCCGCAATAAGATTATTTATAGCTAATGGTGGAAATCCCAAAACGATAATGTTGGATTATACTCAATATGATAAAAGAGCTAAAATAACGATGGAAAATCTATTATTAGGAAAAACACCCAAGACTTCTAGAAGTAAGAATGACCCTTTATCAAGTATGGGTAAAAGCATAATTGAAAATTTAGAAACTTTTATTCAATTATATTCTAAATCCTTATCCCATATGGATGTTGATGAAAAATTAATAGATATGTGTGATTCTATTTTAGTATCTATTTCTTATTATATGAGTATTCGTAACATAAAGGATGATGTATTTGAATATGTACAATTCTTGAAAGATAAATTCCTTAAAAGTAGAACAGCAGATAAGGCTTATTATATAATTTTAGGTACAAATGGTGTAAAAAATGTCCTACATACAAAGTTAAAGAAAGAAGAGAAAAATAAAACCTCGCCTTATTATCAGTTATTCGGAAATATCAATAAAGCTATTCAAGAGTTTAATCGATTGGGAGAATATTAAGGAAGCATTCTTAAAATAACTAATTGAATGAAGGAACATAAATATATATGAAAGTAAATACTCCTATTTCTCAGTCTCCTATTTCACCTCCGGGGGATAGATTACAATACACCCCTACTGAGGGTAATTCTGCTCGAACTTCCAATGTAAATACAAAAAATAATAAAAGTTTTTTCTCCAATCTATCAAAGCTATTTGGATTTAGAAGATCAACTAAAAAAGTAGGTCAATCCAATATAGAATTTGTCAAGGTAGACCCTCAGAGTGATTTACGAGTAGCACAATCTAAAATAGGAAAAGTGTTGCGTACAAAGATGGGGGACAGACTAGAAGAGTATTTTAATGCTTGGCTCAATGAAACTACTGATACTACAAGCTCATTACAAGATAGGTTCAAAAGAATATCAGAGTTGGAATTTGCTATTAATAATGATCCTTTCTTGGGTATGGTTGTAGATTTATACGCTGATGAAGCAACTCAATTAGATCAGCAAGAAAAACTTATCATGATTGATTGTGCTGATTCACGCATGAAACAAAGAATGGAAGAATTATTGACACAATGGGCAGTTACTCAAAACAGAGTACGGGGAGCCATGTGGAATTTAGCCGCTTATGGCGATTCTTTTTGGGCTAATAAAATAACCAAGAATGGTGTTGTTAGAATAAACCCTATTGATGTAAGGCAAGTTCTGGATAGACTGGAATTTAATCCTGTCAAGGTAGCAAGCGATCTAACCCTTAAACAAGGATTCTTGTCTGCTTTAAGTAGGGATGAACGTTTACAGATGCTTATGGACACTATTGAAGAAGAAGCTAATAGTGAATTTGCTGATTTGTTTGATTCTAAATTATTTGGTTATGTAATTGCTAATGATTTCGTAGTCCCGCCTTGGAATATTTCTCATTTCCGATTACAGGCAGATCAATCAGAATTTACGCCTTTTGGTAAGCCCCTTTTATTAAAAGCATTAGCACCCTTTAGACAAGCCAATGCAACTATTACTTTGCAATCGTTAGCAAGAATAATGAATTTCCCTGTTACTGTATATGAAGTAGAAACATCTCAAGGAATGGATGCCGCTCAACAGTTTGATAGGGTCAATGATGCAAGGGAACAATACGATAATATTGGGGTCACAGGAAGTAATAGTGAAACCTATTCTGTTAATACAAAAATGTGGATTCCAAAGGGTTTAGTCTCTATGAACATATTATCCCCAAATATTGATTTAAACGCCATAGGTGATTTAGAATTATATCAGGATCGAGTCGTAGTGGCTTCTGGAGTACCCAAAGGTTACTTGGTTCCAGATTGGGGTGGATTCGGTGTAAGTGGTATCTCTTTAACAGAACAATTCAAGCCATTTGCTAGGAAAGTATTCACTTTACAGTCTGCTTTCCTAGAAGGATTAACAAACTTATTTAGACTGCATTTTGCCATAACGGGTGAATTTGATTACTTTGAACCTTTTATTCTTAGTATGAAATTCCCCAATAGTGAAAATAATCCAGATAGAGTAAGTGCTAAAACATCCAGTTTAGACTTATCTAAATCTGTTATTGATACTGTTGCTGACTTAATTGGTTCTTTGAATGACCCCCTTCCTCCTGAGATTATTCAGGATATTCTTACTAAATTCTCATTCCTTGATCCTGAAGATATAAAGAAATGGATTAGAGTACGGGCTACTAAATCACAAGGAGAAAACTTGCCGGATGAATCTGGAGGCGATTCCTTTGCGGGTGGTGGTGGCAGTTCAATGTCTGGAGGGGGAGCAACTGGTGGGGATACTGACTTGGCTGGAGATTCAGGAGAGGGTTCCCCAGATTTAGGTGCTGGTGAAATGGATGTTGAAGGTTCTCCTGATGAAAGTGAAATAGATGATTCGCAATTCCAAGATGTAGATGGAATAGGGGATGAAGCACCCAATCAAGGAGAGGAAGACAATACAGAGGACTCCAATTTTGAAACAGAGGATATGGGGGATGAAAATACAGATGATGAATTAATCCCTGATAGTGCTAGTCGTAATACTAATGAATCATATGCTTCCTTTGCCAAGAATCGTTTGACAGAAGCTAGGTATAATGAACTATCCAGTCGTTATACGGAAGCAAGTGAAATTATTTATGAAACTGTTATTAGAAAGTTCTCTTCTTTTGATGAGATTGCTGTTAATAAGAGGCACTATAAGTTCTCATCCCCTGAATCTTCTTTAGAACCCATGCTGAAAGTTCTGGATGAGTTTAGTAAGGGTGGAGCAAATAAACGAAGAAGCCTCAAAGAAATTAAAACAGGCTTAAAGAATTTTGGGTATAAGCTGGAAGAAAAAGAAGAGGATACTGAAAAAGAATCAGAAATAACCCTCTCTTCTATTATTCAAGACTTTAGGACAGAGAACGATAAGACATATACTTCTACAGAAAATGATAATGAATCAATTGATAATAATATTATAGATGATTCGGATGAAGATTTTACTACGTTGGATTCTGATTCTGATGCTATGCTTTTACATAAAAAGAAATCTATAGATTCGAGGATGTAATGAAATTAAAAGAACTATTTGATAGCCCTGCTGAGTTTACTCCTTTAAGAGATATCGATGGGTTTATATTCTCCTTTTTTGAAGTAGAAGGAAAAGAGTATATAGCTGTATTCCATAATGAACCCCCTTCTATAGTTCAAGCAATATTTTCAATGTTTAATAATGTTATTTTTCCTTTCCCTTTTAGAAATAAAACATATTCATTTGCATTTGGTTTATTAAAAGAAGATTTTGATAAGTCGGATGTTATAAACATGCTGTATCAGAAAAAAATTGTAGATATAACAACTGGAACAGGTAATGCTCCTAAAGTTATTGCTACTATAGGACACATTGTAGTTGATTTCTTTAATAATTATCATCCTAATATGATTTTTTATGGCGCTCAAGAAAAGAATAGATATGTAATTTATAGGTTTTTGTCAAGAGAGCTAGTAAGAATATTCACAGATTATAAATTTCAAGAAATTAATCATATGTATATTATTCATAAACCATTTTAAGAGAGAGAGAAAATATGAAATATAATTTAATAGAGGCTGTAAATAGGGAATTTTATGGAGATAAATTAACAGATTATGAATTTGATTATCTCACTGCTATAGACCCTACGGAACACAAAGGAAAATTATATAGTAGGTGGATAATTGAAATATATTTGAAACTCCCTCCAGAGGATAAAGTAAAATTGATAGCTGGTGATCTTATTAAAAATTCGGATACACTTATGACTTCTTCTTTTAGTACTTACGATATAGTAGAGGTTTTAAGAACATATGATAAATATAATAAAAATAAATACTTCCCAAAAGATAAAAAACAAATACTACAATTCAAAAGTTTTCCTCAATTTATCAATTTTATACAGGTTGAACTAGCAGAAGTAATGAAAAAAATAAAAATGAGTATAGCTTATGATGAAGCTAATATAATTTTAGATACCCCTGAATATGTTTTTCTTACTCCTAAAACTTATGAAAGTTCATGTTTCTTTGGGGATGGCACAAATTGGTGTACTGCTCGAACAGAGTCATCTAATTATTGGAATCAATATGCTCAGAAAGTTAAAATATATATTTATAGGGAAAAAGCAGGGGATAAAGAAGGCGAATTTAGTGATGTCAATATGTCAGCCATTCAATTAAGTTTACCAAAAGAGGGTGTTCGATATTTGGCAGAATGCAGGGATCATAATGATAAAACATTATATGCTGAAAGAATATTTAAGAATTTACCACAGGATAATAAAGTAGTAGCATATCTAGAACAGACTTGGAATTCTGTTCCTAATACAGATCAATGGGACGAAGGTACAGGTTATCTTGATCCTGACGTTCTTTATCCCCACGATGTTGACAAGAACAAGAGAAGGGAATGTATTCTCTATCGATGCTATGGGTTATGTAGAAAAAAAGTTATATACTTATAATTCGTCTGGTGATATTATTGATTCATCTGAACCTGAAACGGTAAATAGCTTTGATGCGGAAGGAACAGTACATACAAATCCTAAAGAATATTTTACATCAGGTATCGGGAAAGGAATACTAAAGGAGTTAGTGTTTAATACGGATATAGAAGAAATACGTGATTTACCAACACTCTTTGAACATACCCTTATTGCAGAATATTATAGTCAATCTTATGGTTATTCATTAAGTATGCTTGAGGATCAAAACTCTTATGATGATGATAGCTCCAATGAAAGTTTAGAGGCTTTAACAAAATTTGTTAATGAGGAAGCAAACGGAATAGCTACCATAATCTTTATAGCAGAAGGAGAATTAAGAATAAGATCAGAACCTATTTTTGAACAGTATATCAGGTATCTTGATACTACACATAGAAAGAATACCCCCATGATTCCTGTTGTATCGTTAGCTTCTCGAAATGAAGAAATATACTCTCAGATAGAATTTGATGATATACTAGGGCAATGTATTAGTATTTGTTACTTAAATAATGCTACTTCGTATATAGAAGCATTTGTAGATACACCCTTCTATAAGAAAAGAGCAAATAATGAATTTATTAGGAATGATGATGAAGAAAAAGCAAATGGACAGAAATTCATGAATTACGAGAATAAGAATAAGAATAAAGAAACGCTTTTTCAAGAAGGTCAAATAAAAGTTCTTCAAAAAAAAGGGAAAAATGAATATGATATAGTTGATGTAATAAATAGAGATAGTTCAAGTTCTATGTTTGGAGAAAAAGAAGTAAATTATAAAGGTGTAGATTATTCTGTCCGAAAACACCCTAAATATAAAGATTGTATTATTCTATAAATAAGGAACACATATGAAAGATACTGCGGTAATCTGTTATCAGAAAGCAAATCCTCCTACAAAAATTCATTTACAACTTTTTAAAAAAGTAATTGCAACTGCCCAACAGAAGGAGGGTGATCCTCTTATATTCCTTTCCCAAGAATATGATGCCCAACAAAATCCTATGCCTTGGAAATTGAAAGTAGAATATATAAAAAATTTCTTTAATAATAAAATATACGTATGTGACAAAGAAGACATAAAATCATTGACAGATATTCTTTCTTTTGTATATCAAAGAAATTACAAGCATGTATATATTTTAGCAGGGAATGATATTATTGAAAAACTACAATTAGTTATTGATCAGCAAGAAGAAATGCAGAAAGAAAAAAAATATTTTGAATTCGATACTTTGGAAGTAGTTTCCATTGGATCAAAAGACCCTGATAACGAAGTAGATAATGCCACCTATTCTTCTGCTCAAGCTAGGAATGCTGTATTAGATAATAATACAGAGAAATTTGAAAATATAGTAATGGCAAAGAATGATGAGGAATTCAAAAATCTTTATTCAATTATGAAAACGGGTATGGGGCTAACAGAACACATTAAACGAAAGAGGATAAAAATATGACAGATGCTTTTTTAAACCTATATGATAAGAATAAGAATCTTAACTTTGATACCTGTAGATATAGACCTTCTGCTTCTTTTTCTTCTCCATTCGGTTTGGATAATGCATTTGATGTTTTAAGGATTCATAATGCCATAGATAGAGGATATAGTGAAAAATCTATATATGATATTTATGCTCCATTCAATTTTGAGAATGTTAGATATGTCAATCCCTATGGTTCTTTTGGATCATTATTATTTCTTCCTGTTAAAGATGCTGATTTTGAATTAAGAATAGCTCATTTATATTTATCAGATATTTCTTCTTATTATCAAGGGTATATAAAAACCAATACTCCTTTTGAAATAATAGCAGGAGATAAAATAGGTGAAGCAGGAAACTTGGGTTTATCTAAAGGAACAGAAATTGTTAAAGGAAAAGCCGGGGCGCATACACATACTGAAATAGTATCAACTAAAACTCTTAGTGAAGTATTGGAAAATATCTTGATAAAAAAATACACTAAAGAAGTAGTAAATACCGCATATGATAAAAGGGATATAACTCTTTTTGCTATCCAGCATAAGTATTCAGAACAGGATTGCCTCGATACTTATTATCAAGAAATAGATAAAAGAAAGATAGTATTTTTAAATAAATATAAATGTGTTCGTACAGATTATGATACTAATGAATTAAGAACATTTTATAGCAGTCAAGCCTTATTTGGTTTCTAATGCCATAAGAACCAGTTCACCTTCATTGTTGGTAAAGTATACTTTTTTTACTCCAGCTTGCTTTATTGCTTCTTGACATATGGGGCAGGGTCTAGCCAATCTAAAGATATTTTCATTCATACCAATACGGGCTACGATCAAGGTATCAGCTTCACCTTTACATTTAATCAAAGTACTTATTTCTGCATGAAGATAAATTTGCTCCCTTTTATTAATAATAGGAATTCTTTCAGAAAGCTTTTTTTGGTAGGGATGAGATTTAGTAAAACTATTAAAACCCACACAAATGGGAGTTCCTTTTGAATCCAAAGCTATGGCACCTACAAAATAATTCTTATTCTGGGTATCCTTTTCCATATTCTTATGAAGCTTCAATTTCTTAGCCAAAACATCCAAAGCACGATATTCATTCATGTATATTTCCTTTAGGAGATCGTTTCTTATCAATTTTACTTGTACAAATAAAATTTAAATCTTATTCATCTACATAGATAAAATGATATTTCTTTTTTGTTACTGATTTATTTCTTCCACGTAAATGTGTCCTTAAATTAGAATAGATTATTCCAAACTTTTCAGCGGCTTCTCTACCACAAGAGAACTCTTCTCCAGTTTCTATACACTTACATCTTTTAGAAGCAGGATTCTTATCACCAGTCCTGCCATACATAGGATTCTTTTCCCCTGAGTTACTTTCACCAATTTTAATTTTAGTTTCTTCTGTTTTTCTTCCACCTTCTCCACCATAGGTCTTGTTATATCCATACATAGGATTAGTAGAATCATATTTAACAATATATTCTATTTCTAAATTATTTATATATTCTTGCGGCATATCTTTTGGAATTCGTAATAATACTTCCAGTTTAAAGTTTTCTATGCCATATTTAGCGAAAGCATTTTTAAGATGGTCGTTTACCCTAAAACTTTTTAGTTCATCTTTCCATCTCCGCGCTACATTAGTACTCTTTCCAATATAGACTTTTCCGTTAATAAGATTTGTAATCTTATAAATTCCAATTATATTATTTCCCATAATCATCCCTTTAACTTAAATATTATTCAAAAATATGCTGTAGTGCTGATTTATAAGCATCATCTATTTCCTGATAAAAGGAGTGAAAACCTTCAATGGATGGAATGAATTCCGTTCCTTCTCCTTTAGCAATATCTCCTGATAACCCTATATAAAAGTCATACCCATCAGATTGCTCTATTGTAACTTTACCTTTAAGACCAAGATACTCTTCATACAGGGGAAGACATTCTTTTATATTATCAATAACTTCTTCTTTACTTTCACAGTTTGGAACTGAGCTTTCGTACTCTTCTACTTTATTGTCATCATAGACTTTATGTATGATGTATCCATATTCAAGTTTTTTATTCTGCTTAAAAGAAAGTGTATAATACATATTAGTAACTCCTTATAATAGTAATAAGCCGGGGACTTTAAACCCCCCGGCTATCTCTTCTTCTATTTACGCAGTCATCAGTTCATAAGCCAGATCAGTAAGCGAGTTACCCTGAATGGTTTCCTCAAACAGGTTCTCCTGATAGGTATCGGTCAGACGCTTGGGAACGCGATGGGTAGCAAAGTCAGATACAGCCTGAAGTACTCCCCACTTGGTTCCACGAAGATCGGCAAGGTCAGGAGCTTTGGTATAGCGGGTGAAAAGCTCAGTCTGCATGTCAAGAAGATTCTTCTTGGTGCGATCAGCCATGTCATCAGCAATCGGGATCAGGTTTTCAACAAAAATCTTGAACTGACCTTCAGAGTAGGGTTGACCAGCAAGAACTTCAGCTTCCTGCTTAAAGGCAGACTGGTACTGATGAGCAAGTTCCAAGGTGCGGGAAGCTTCGGCCATTTTGGAATCCATATTTCCCATGTGCTTGGTAGTCCAAGAACGATTAGCTCCCTTGAGAGCGATGTTGAGCGTATTCTGGCAAACTACGCGAACCGAAGTACAAGCGATCCTGATAGAACCCTTACCATCATGGGAGTTGTAGAAAACAAGGTAGTTCTCATACTTGTCTCCGCAGATTTCGGTGTCAGGCATACGAGCAAGAATCCAAACCTTTTCGCCATTACCAAGGGAACCAGCAGTTTCATACTTGACATTACTTCCAAGAAGAGCATCAGTGAAAGAAAAAGCTTCCTGATTCTGAACGATCTTATACTTTCCAGTAACGACTCCAAGGACGTTGTTATCAGAAGAACGGGTGTTGGCAAAGGTATTGGGAACTTCTACCATCTTCCCGCCAATGTTTATAAACATCGGAAGGGATTCAACCATCCAGTCCAGTCCAGCCGTTTTCAGAGCTTCCCCAGAAGAAAGGGCTTCTTCAACACGAACCCCAAGACCATGCCACGGGGTTTCACGAACATAAAACATCGATTCTACGTTATGCATATAAGCTCCTCATCTAACAATAGTGATTAGGTCTGTCTCAACCTTGAATATAGTATATCACAACAATTAAATTATGTCAAGTACTTATTTTAAGATTTTTCTAATTTCCTTCTCTGTCAAGGGAGATACACATAGCAAGAGCATCCATGATCGAGCCGTTTCCAATGAGGGCATGTTCAAGCTCTGCTTTCGTAACTTTCCCAAGGTCTTCCCTGTTTTCTAAGCTCTTGAGGATACGATTAATCATGTCAACTGAACTCATATAGCCTCCTCTTTTCTAAGAACAAGTATATCACAATAATTAAATTATGTCAAGCCTTAAATAATAAAAAAAGGAGTCAGACATAATATCTGACTCCCACACACATTTTTAAATTATTTATAAATTATTTATATTGACCACGAACTAACTTCTTGAAATCAAAGCTTTCTTTAGAAGCAACAGATTCATTGATATTGCGTTCCTTCCTGCGTTTTTGAACAGCTTCAAAGTGTTCAATTTGGTTTGAATCAGCACCAATATCAATAGGAATATCAGCATAATCATCACCATCAAGCATACCATTCAAATCATCCTGATCTTCAAAGGGATCACTCACAGCGGCTTCTTCCTCTTCCATTGGTTTCTTGGAAGAAACTTTCTTTTCAGCAGTACGTGAAC